ATTTATTCCCCAATATTTTGCGTAATCGTCTACACAGTATTTAAGTTTTTGATATATTTCTTCGTGTAAATCGATTAGTTCAGAGTTGTCTTGATCTCTTGGTCCAAGATTTTCTTGTTTATATTTAAAATCTACACAGTCTCTTGCTTTTTTAATTGGATTAGGAGAATTTGTAACTGTAGCCTCTGACCATTTATATTTTTTAGTGCCATCAAGATTTGATTCAAGAGTGTTTATATATCTTTCTGAATCTTCTTTTGAAAAAACATTTCTATATAGATTTATCCCTAGTGCTGGGTTTTCAACTACAATACTATCCTCTATTGTCCTAGTTGGAAATCTATTTATAGCAGTTTCTGATCTATCCTTAGTAAACCAAGGATTTGAATTTTCATCATATACCGACATCTTTATCCTTATCTTGATATAAACAACTTAACCCTAAGTATATCACATCAAAATAAATCACATATCTTTTAAATTTAAACATAAATATTTATATGTTTGTTTTTAGAAGAATGCCATCGCGCCAGAGAATGTAGGTGGGGCGAAGTATGGTGGGAAGAATGGTGGGAAGAATGGTGGGAAGAATGGTGGGAAGAACGGGAAGAATGGTGGGAAGAACGGTGGGAAGAACGGGAAGAACGGGAAGAATGGTGGGAAGAATGGTGGGAAGAACGGGAAGAATGGTGGGAAGAACGGTGGGAAGAACGGAGGAGTAGTGGTAACAGAGTTAGAGGCTGCTGAAGTTAAAGAATTTCCATTAGCATTTGTTGCATAAACTGTATATGTCTGAGCAGTTCCTCCTTCTTGAGTAACTGCAACGCTTATAGTTCCTGAACCCACTGTTGCACCCTTTGCATCAGAAGATGCCCAGGTGTAGCCAGTAATTGCAGAACCACCGTTTGCTGGGGCAGACCAAGAAACATTGTCCTGGTTAACCTGTGTGGTTACGGTTGGTGCTGAAGGTGTTGCTGGAACTGTTGTTGCAGTAATTGATGCTGAGGCAGATGATGCAGCAGATGTTCCTGCAGCATTTGTTGCTGTTGCTGTAAATGTATATGCTGTATTTGACTGAAGACCAGTTACTGTAAGTGGTGAACTGGCACCAGTGGCTGTGAATCCCCCTGGGCTTGAAGTTACTGTAAAGGATGTGGCTGCAGGAGAAAGTGCTGGTAAAGAAAAGGTAACTGTTGCTGAGCCATTATTAAATGCTCTACCAGTACCTACGTTTGTAGCAGATACGCTTGTTGGTGCTAATGGCTCTAGAAAGTCGTTAGACGCTTGAGACTTCTTACCTGCTTTTTTACCTGCTGCCATTTGTATCTCCTAATTTCTTATTGAATTTTTATTACGCTGTTAGATCGCCGTAGACAACCCAAGTGTTTTCTGCTCTCTTAAACAGAGTACAAGATGACCACTGAGTTCTTAACTTTAATCCTGGTGTTGCATTTACTGTTACTCCTGCTGTTCCAGCAATTGTTACTTGTCCCGCTCCAGTTTGAAGAATATCTATAGATGTTCCAACTGGGTATGCAATTGTTGCATTTAGAGGAATTGTTAATGTAAGTGCTGAAGCCGATCCCATTTCAATTAAATCATCTCTGTGATTTAATGTTGAAAGTGTGTATGAGGCAGTCTTTTGAGTAATAGGTGTTAAAGAATCTACCTTTAATCCAAGACTAGTTGTTACTGTTGAAGCAAAGTTTGCATCATCCCCAAGGGCTGCAGCAAGTTCATCAAGTGTGTTAAGGGCTGCTGGAGCACCTGCAAGAATTGCATTTACCTGAGATGTTGCATCTGCAATTGCTTCTGTTTTAGCAGTTTGAATCGCTGTAGCCTGTGCTGTAGATACTGGCTTTGATGCATCTGCTGTGTTGTCAACATTTCCAAGTCCTACATCTGCCTTTGCAAGTCCTACAGGAGATGTAATTGTTTTATTTGTTAAAGTTTGTGTTCCAGTTGTTGTAACTAGTATGCTAGTATCTGCAATTCCATGAACATTTGTTGTTGCTGAGTTATGTGTTGTAACATATCCAGATGCTGTTGTTTCTGCTGCTGTTTGAGCAGTCGACACATTTGTTGTAGTTGCAAGGATTGATGTATCTGCAATTCCATGAACATTTGCTGTTGCTGAGTTATGTGTTGTTACTGCTCCATCTGCATAAGTTTCTGTTGCTACTGTGTTATCAATTTCAAGTGAGTTTGTTCCTGAGTTCCAAGCAAGTCCTGTTCCAGCAAGGTCTGAATACTCACCTGTAACTGAAGCAATTGCGTCTGTGACATATGAGAAAGTTGCAAGGACTGATGTATCTGCAATCCCGTGAACAGATGTGTCTGATTCGTGTGTACTTAGATTAGTTGCAATTGTTGTAAAAAACGCTGGGTCATCATTAATTGCTGCTGCGATTTCATTAAGAGTATTTAGTGCTGCAGGTGCGCCGTCATTAAGGAGTGCTTCAAGGCCTGCTGTGTTAGCAAAATATGATAGTGCAGCCCAGTTTGAAGATCCATTACCAATTTTAAATTTATTTGTGTCGGTCTCAAATCCAATTTCACCTGCTCCAAGTGTTGGGTTTGCAGTAGTCCACTGCTGTGCAGTTCCTCTGCGCTGTTGCATTCTTGTTGCCATATTTTATTTCTCCTTATGGGTGCTGCCCATTTACTATCTTATTATAACCCCTATTTTTTAATTGAAGTTATCTACTACACTACCGCCATCAAATACAACTGTCCAAACTGTTGTGTCTGGTCCACCTGCATCTAAACCTGCACCCTGTGGGCTGTTAAATGTTGCGCCATCGTAGAACTGAGATACTATGAAACCAGTTCCATCAATTGCTGTATCGTGAATGTGCTGTGGTAAGTTATTTGTATCATCAATAGTTGCTTGGGTATACCAAGAACCATCGTAATAAAAATTAACTCTGTTTGTTGCAGTGTCTAACCACTGTGTTCCATTAGTTGGTGAAGCGGGAGCAGTTGCTCCTACAGACATAGATCCTGCTACAGAATCCACATACTCCTTGGTTGTTGCATGCTCTGCAAGAGTTGGGGCTCCTACTGTTACTGCATTTCCAAATGTACCGCCGTTTGCTACGACTAATCCATTCTTGACCCTGAAGTCTTTATCTGCTGTTGTCATTTACTGCTCCCTCTTCCAACTATTTTTATTTTTTATTATGCAAGCAATGTTCCGACAACAGTTACCACTGAGGTATTGTTGGCAGTTGTTACACGAAGTCTTACAGTCGTTCCAACTGACACATAGTCTGCTGTTATTGTCATTAGGGAACCATTAGTTCCGACCATTGCATATTCTGTAATTGAGATGTTGTTTGAAGAATCCATAGTTAGGAGAACTTCTGCAACATCTGTGTGTGAGCCTTGTGCTGTCTTTACTAAGAACTTCGCTGAGCGATACTCTGTTCCAAGGAACTCGTATGCTGTTACTTGGCTTGCTGTTGCTACTGAAACTGTTGCTGCTACCTGCTTAGCAACTGAGTTAATCTCAACTGCTGTAAAGTTTGGAACAACTGCTTCAAGAGCATCTACTGCACGAGAATCCTGGAAGTAAAGGTTTGTTGTACCTTCATCAAGATCATCAGTATCAGAATCTGCTACACCGTTTTCTGCGGTAATAGTAAGACCATTTTCGTCACCTGTGATAGTGATATTATCAAGAGTTGCACCAGTCAAAAGTTGTGCTGCTGAAGTCTTAGCACGAACATCTGTGAAGTACTGGTTTGCTAAACCTTCTTCAATATCGTCTGTATCAAGTGCATCAACAATGCCTTGTGCTGTTCCAGTTGCATCGTATGCTGATGCTGTTGCAGAAAGTGCTGCAGTGTTAAAGTCTGAAATGTCTGCTGAATCAAGACCAGTTACAGAAATTGTTGCTCCTGTAATATTGATGTTGTCTCCTGCAGTTAATGTGTCTTGCTTTTCTCCAATTGATGTTGCAATTGTTGAGGCAAATGAAGCATCATCGTTAATTGCTTCTGCAAGTTCGTTAAGTGTATCCAAAAGTTCTGGAGCACCATTAACAAGGGCTGCAACCTCAGCGGCTGCTGTTCCTGCTGGATCATAGTTGCCTGCAAGACCATCTGCATATGCTTCTGCTGCTGCCTGTGCTGCTGCTGCAGCACCTGATGCATCGTACCAAGTATCTACTGTTGTACGATTAATTTCAATTTGACTTGAACCATCAAGTCCAAGTCCTGTTCCAAGATTTGCATCAATGTAGCCAGTTGCTGAATTGTAATCAATACCAGTTCCTGCAGTGATTGCTCCACGAGCACGAGTATCTGTATAGTAAAGGTTTGTTGAACCTTCTTCAATATCGTCTGTATCAAGTGCATCAATTGCTGTAGTGATATCGCCATCTCTTGCAATGTCTGAACCTGCTGCTACTGTAAGTAGTCCAGCGGTTACTGTGAAATCATCTGTGTCAACAGATGTGATAAGTGTTGATCCACCTACCAGGCCGAGGATGTATGCATCTCCGTCTGCTTCTGTAAGAATTGTCTGGTTGTTAATTGTACCTTGTGCACCCTCAACAATCAGCCCGTGCTTTACTTTAAAATCTTTATTATTTGTTGCCATTTTTATATCTCCTTAGTTATGCCTTAAGTCCCATACGTGCGTAACGTACAGTGACTGGCCTGATCGCAGGGTCTGGAGTGACTGTTAAAGCCACGGTATTTCCAGTGCGAGAGACATCAATGGTGCCAATATTCCCATCATTGTCGATTGTTCCATACTCGCTGACTGATACATCTGTACCGTCAACAAGAATTGTCATTTCAGTTGCGTAGAACTTGTTGTCACCTGCTGAAGTTTTTGATATTGAAACAATATACTTCACCATACGCCAAACCGTAGCATCAAAACTATCAATAACAGTTAAGTTCTCAATACCAGTGATTGTGTTTTCATTGTTACCCGCTGATCCCAGGTCTGTTGCCTGAGCAGAAAGGGTATCAATTAGATCTACATAATTTTCTTGAGTAGGTCTATCACCTGTTTGAAATAGACTCTTTACATTTGAAATTGATATTTTAGCCATATAGAGATTATATCACCCTTTTAATTAATCTAATTAAAGAATATAGTTGCTGTACCCAATAACCTGTAGAGGAATTGCTGGGGTGTTACCTGAACCAATAGCCTGAATCTGTATTGCACTAAATTTAACTCTAAACGGCAATACCTCAGTTATAACTGTTTTTCTTGTGAAGTCTTCTACTTTAACTTCTGCGTAATCTACTAAAAAGATTCGCTCTGTTTTGTTTTTTAATTCATCAAGTATTAATGCTGTGGCCATTAATCTGTTACATCTTCAAGAATCTTCATGCTACCCTGAGCAACTGTCCAAACTCTTGTTGGGTCTGATACCTGAATATCAAAGATGTCTCCTGTTTCAAGTTGAACTGATTCTTCTGCTGTAAGCCAAACTGTAAATTCACCAACAAGGTCATCTTCATCTGCAACTGGATATAAATTTAAAACCAGGGTTGCTGCATCTGTAATAATGCCTTTATCTTTTGCAAGGGTTGGTCTTTTAATTTTCATAGCAATGTCCCACTCAGATCCCTCGCCTTTTAAAACCAAAGGCTCTTTAGCATCATCAGTTACATAAACCTTAAACCCAGATGTATCTCCACGAACCACAGTCCAAATAACTGTAGGAGGTTTATTTCCTATGTCGTATGATGTTTGAGATCCTCTTAGAGTTGCCATTTGTTTATTATATCACGACAAACCGTCTCTGAGTGATCCCCAGGTACCGTTGCCTTTTGCCTCTACTATTACGATTCCGTTTGTATTGTTTGCATATGCACAAATACCAACTGCTGCAGATCCTCCTGCTGGTCTAACATTTGTTAGGCCTCCAGACTCTCCAACATATAAAACCTCTCCTGCAACGAAACTTGAAGTATTTAACCCTTCCATAACTCCAGCAACAACAACTACTCCATCAGAACCATTTCCCGTATTGTTTTTTAATAGTCCAAGTATTGGAGATGATGTAGATGGAAGTGCTTTTGCTATTGTGGTTTTTGTTGAATACCCTGTTGCATATACTGGTACTCCAGCATTTATTGCAGCCCCGCTATTATTTTTTACATTAATCTGAAAATATGATACTCCATATGCTGGTAGAATTGCATCAAGGGATTCTGCTAATTTCTTGAAGTCTCCGTGTACGTTTACTGGTGATGTTTCCAGGGGATATTGAATTCCAGCAGTAGAAAAATCATATGTAGTCATAATAAAATAATTATACACCCAAATTTGACTTTTGGCCCAAAATCATGTTATACTTGGTATAGACACCTACCAGGGTGTTATTGTTTTCTAAGGAGGAAACTATGATTAAATTTATCGAAAGAAACAAAGAGATCATTAGCACACTCAGTATCGTAGCATTAGTAACTGTTTTGTCGAACGGAGCCAATGCTGATTCAGGTCTTGATACGAAGAACAATCTTAGCCTTGAACAGGCTCAGACAATAGATACCGCCTCGAAAGAGGTTTTTTTGGTTTCTAAGGAAAAAAAACTAGAGAGTTTTGAGAATAAGACTTCTCTAACTGATTTAGAACTAAAGGAACTCCTGTCCTTAGTAGGCTTCAAGGGTAAAGACCTTGTAGTTGCTTGGGCAGTGGCTAAAAAGGAGTCTAATGGGCGACCATTGGCTTTTAATGGCAATCACAAGACTGGGGACTCGTCTTATGGTATGTTCCAAATCAATATGATTGACAACCTTGGTCCTGATCGTAGAACTAAGTTTGATCTTGAGTCAAATGCTGAACTATTTAATCCCGTCAAAAATGCAGAGATTGCATATTATATGACAAATGGTGGAGAAGACTGGTCCTCATGGAAGGGCATCACTCCAAGAACTAAAACCTGGATGGCTAAATTTCCTAAATAATAAATAAAAATAATGCCCCCTTGGAGAAATCCTTGGGGGTATTTTATTGCATACTTTCAAAAAAACTGCGATAGTTATTAACTGACAAAACAGTGTTTTTTGATAGTAGACCCGCAGATTCGCTGAAGGCAGATCTACCAGTTATTAAAACTTTTGCCATTACCATCATAGTAAATGCTGTATAGGTATCTAGATTATTTAAAATTTCAATACCTGGATATGCATCCCTAAGTAATTTAAAGTTTATAGACATTGTGTCAAAAGAATCGTTTTCGTCTTTGTGTAAATGAGGTTGTCTCCATTTATCTAATTGATTTTGATTTATAGGCTTAAACTTTTTGTTTGAATCTGGAGCATCTGTTAAAATTATTACTCTGTCTGGAACAATATTTAGTTTTTTTAAAAAGTCTGGAAGTCGTTGCAACATGTCTACATAAACAGATTCTTCTACCCATCTTGGATTTTCTGGAAGAACATTGCCTCTTCTTATATGAATCACTACATTGTTTTCTGTTTTTTCTATAGTGCT